GCCAGAAATGAGAAATAATGAATCCCTGCGCGATGCTTTTGCAGCTATGGCAATGAAGCATTTCCTCGCAAACACAACAGATCGAGATGCAGTGAATGCAAGTATGGAGTGGGAGGAAATTGTGGCTGTGCAAGCTTATATGATGGCTGACGCGATGATGGCCGAAAGGGGCAACAAGTGAGTCCGGAAAAATTATTCGAATTGTCTGAATCTTGGCTTGAAGCTAAAGAAGCAGAACGTATGGCTGTGGAAGCCCGGCGAGCGGTAGAAGATCAATTGATTTCTGGATTAAACATCGTCGAGCAAATGGAAGGAACCTTCAATTCAAAGACGCTCACTGGCCACCAGATCAAGATCACCGGGCGGCTTAATCGCAAGGTGGATGCAGACAAAGTGCAGGAGCTTGCTGCCGAGCATGGCCTTACCGAACATCTATCGAGCCTGTTTCGGTGGAAACCTGAAATCAACCTCACGGCGTGGAAGGCCACTGCGCCAGAGATCACTGTGTTATTGGCCGATGCAGTTACCGTTTCCGCTTCACGCCCCTCGTTTTCAATCACTTTGGAGAAATAAATCATGGCATTTCTTGAACACGCGATCAGTCTCGACGACCTGCCAGAATCCACCGGCGATGTTGATTTCAAACCGCTGCCTGCTGGTTGGTATCAAGTCACCATCAACAAGGCCGAGCTTAGAAACACCAAAGACGAAACCGGCCAATATATCGCGGTGCGTTATGACGTAACCGGCCCGACCCACCAAGGCAGAGTGGTTTTCGGCAATCTCAACATCAAGAACAAGTCGGAGAAAGCGGAAAGCATTGGCCGCGCACAGTTGGGCGAGTTAATGCGGGCTTTGGGGTTGAGCAAGGTATCAGACACCGATCAACTTGTCGGCGGTAGCTTGTCGATCAAACTGGATGTGCGAGAAGCACGCACCGATTCAGCCACCGGCAAGACTTACGAGGCCAGCAACGACGTAAAAGGCTTCAAGGCTTCCGGCGATGCCATGCCAGCCAGCGCGGTGCCCTCGTTTTCAAAGCCTGCCGCTGCTGCACCTAAGACCGACAGTGCTGCGCCTCCTTGGGCAAAGAAGTAACGGATAAAAAAATGCCCCTGCCAAATGGCGGGGGCAAAATCCACAGATCACAACTAGGAGACTACTTTGTCACAATACACTATTGCAGAGCTAATAGACAAGGCCCACGAAGATCGCCAAGAGCCGCCGCGCCCTCACCTTGGCGCGTCAATGCTGGGGCATCCTTGCGACCGTTGGTTATGGCTGTCGTTTCGCTGGGCGGTTCAAGAAAAGTTTCCGGGCCGCATCCTGCGTTTGTTTCGGCGTGGCCACCTTGAGGAGGCAACGCTGGTAAGCGACATGAGATCTATTGGCATTGATGTTCAAAACACAGGCAAGTCACAGAGCCGCGTTAATTTTGGCTGTCATGTGTCTGGATCTATTGATGGCGTGGCCGAATGTGGCGTGCCAAACGGCGATGGAATGCGCCATGTGGTTGAATTTAAAACGCATTCAAAAAAGTCTTTTGATCACATAGAAGATAACGGGGTGGAAAAATCTAAACCTATGCACTATGCCCAAATGCAGGTTTATATGTTGGGCATGAATATTGACCGAGCTTTATATGTTGCCATCTGCAAAGACGACGATCGCATCTGGACGGAGCAGATTAGCTTTAATGCAACCGTCGCCAATTGGCTGGTTGAACGAGGCAAGCGAATTGCTTTGTCCGATCGTATGCCCGAGCCGTTGAGCGCCTACCCTAGCTGGTATCAGTGCAAGTTTTGCCCGGCACATGAGTTTTGCCACAAAACAAAGACTACCAAAGAAGTGAATTGCCGCACCTGCGCGCACTCTACCGCCACGCCTGACAGCACATTCACCTGCGCCAGACATGATGGAGAAACGGTTCCTGTTGATTGGCAGCGGCAAGGTTGCGAAGGCCATGTCTTACACCCGCACCTTGTGCCGTGGCAGATCAAGGAAGGCCCGGACGCCATGACTGCGGTTTATGTGATTAACGGTAAGGACGTGGCAAACGGCGAGCCGAACGAAACCACATTCACCAGCAAGGAAATTCTGGCGAACCCGTCAATGTGTGCAAATCCTGACAAGTTTGTGCAGGAAATTAGGGAAATTGGGGGAAGGATTATTTAATGAAAATTAATCAACAAGTTAGTTTGTTTTCAGACATGTCGTTTATTGATGAATGCAAAGCTTTATTTTGTCGAATTGATTCTCTTTCTATTGACGACAAAATTACCGCCATAAATGAACTTCGCAAATGCCTTCATGAAAAAAGTCCATTTAACACAGAGCCAGTAGATTTAGTTGTATGGGTAAAAAACACATGTGTTATTGCAAATGATTACAACCCAAACAGCGTTGCTCCACCAGAAATGAAATTGCTTGAGCATTCAATTTCTGAAGATGGCTATACACAACCAATTGTTACTTGGCAAAACGGAATTGAATGTGAAGTTGTTGATGGTTTTCACAGACATCGTGTCGGAAAAGAATCGCAAATTGTTAATTCAAGAGTGCATGGATATCTTCCGGTTGTATCAATAAACAGCAACCGACAAGATAAAAACGACCGGATGGCTGCAACGATTCGCCACAATCGTGCCAGAGGAGAACACAAAGTTGAATCAATGGCAGACATTGTAATTGAGCTTAAACGCAGGTTTTGGAGCGATAGCAAAATTGCAATTGAGCTTGGAATGGATACTGATGAAGTTTTAAGGCTTCAACAAGTTACAGGATTGGCTGCTTTGTTTTCAGACAAAGAGTTTTCTGAAGCTTGGGAAGCCGATACTTTCGAAGAAACTGAAGGCAAACAAATTTTAGAAGATTGAGATGTTCATTCCAAAAATTACATCAAAAAACATCGATCTTTTTGAAGTCTGGGTTCCTTACTGGGAATGGGAAGAAGTTTCGGCAAACATGTGGGGAAGCACAGAAAACAAAAAACAGCTATTAAATGAAGCAATCAAATTCACAGGAAATCATGAGCTTTACGGCGAATGGATGATGAAAGTGGTTAATTTATGGTCTGTGTCTTGCAGGCATCATCTTTCAAAGCCTGGCGATAAACGATCATGGGTAGGACACGCTGCTTGCGCAATGGCATTTAACTGTCCAGAAGAAATAGTCAGACTTGCATGGGGAAAGCTGACCGTTGAACAGCAACAAAAAGCAAATGAAAAAGCCCAACAAGCAATTGATTTTTGGAGAAATAAAAATGCCTAAACGTGGACTCGGTATTAATGTTTTGACGGCGGCAGAAGAACGAATTAGATGGACGTTTGATAACTTTGATCGGATTTACTGTTCGTTTTCTGCGGGTAAAGATTCAGGCGTAATGGTTCATTTGGTTTGTAAAGAGGCACAACGTCGTGGAAGAAAAATTGGATTGTTCTTTCTTGATTGGGAAGCGCAATTCATGCAAACAATTGATTTTGCAAAACTGATTTATACAAAGTACGACAATTGTATAGAGCCATATTGGGTTGCTATTCCGGTTAAAACATGGAACGCATGTTCAACTCACGAGCCAGAATGGACTGCGTGGGATGAAAACAAAAAAAACTTGTGGATACGAGAGCCTGATGTAATAAGCATTACAGACAAGGAATTTTTTCCGTTTTGGTATGACGGAATTATGTTTGAAGAATTTGTCCCAACTTTTGGTCAATGGTATGCACAAGGTGAAAAGTGCGCGGCATTTGTCGGAATTCGCGCTCAAGAAAGTTTAAATCGGTTTCGCACTATTGCCAGAGACAAGCCAATGTATGACGGTAAGCATTACACAACCAATGTTGTGGAAAACGTGTGGAATGTCTATCCAATTTACGATTGGCGCACAGAAGATATTTGGACGTATCACGCCAAAACTGGAGAGCCTTATAACAAGTTGTACGACAGGATGCACCAAGCTGGAATGACAATTCATCAAATGAGAATTTGCGAACCATTTGGAGATGAATCCCGCAAAGGTCTTTGGCTTTATCAAGTCATTGAACCACTCACTTGGTCAAAGCTTGTTCTTAGGGTAAATGGAGCAAACACTGGAAAAATGTACGCAAATGAACGTGGAAACATAATGGGAAATCATTCTATAAAACTTCCAAATGGCCACACTTGGAAATCCTTTGCTATTAGTTTGCTAGAAAGCACCCCTCCAAAATCTAGGGAGCATTACAAAAACAAAATAGCTGTGTATTTAAAATGGTGGAAAGCTAGGGGGTACCCAGAAGGAATTCCAGAAGAATCTGATTTAAAAATAGAAAACGCGGGCAAAGCCCCTAGTTGGCGTCGCATTTGCAAAACATTGTTAAAAAATGATTATTGGTGCAAATATTTGGGATTTAGCCCAACAAAAACAAGTGCATATTTAAAGTATCAAGACCTTATGAAAAAGCGTCGAAATGCTTGGAATATTTTTCCTACAAATGAGTCTGTTGGGCAATAAATCATGCTCCGTGACTACCAACAACGCACCATTGACCAACTGTATGCCTGGTTCGCCGCAGGAAATAAAGGAAACCCTTGCTTAGTGCTGCCAACCGGCTCAGGCAAGAGCCACATTGTCGCGGCACTGTGCAAAGATGCTTTGCAAAGCTGGCCTGATACGCGGGTAATGATGCTCACACACGTTAAGGAGCTGATCGAGCAAAACGCCGATAAGATGCGCCAGCACTGGCCGGGTGTCCCGATGGGGATTTACTCGGCCAGCATTGGGCGTAAAGACTTGGGCGAACCGATCACGTTTGCCGGCATTCAATCAATACGCACCAAAGCGCAGGAAGTTGGTCATATTGACTTGGTGTTGATTGACGAATGCCACTTGGTGAGCCACAAGGATGAGGGTGGATACCGCACCTTTCTGGCCGAGCTGCAATCCATCAATCCGGCGTTGCGTGTGGTAGGGCTTACCGCTACGCCTTACCGCCTCGGGCATGGCCTCATCACCGACGCACCGGCCATCTTTGCCGACCTTATCGAGCCTGTGAGCATTGAGGAGCTTGTTTTCCGTGGCTACCTGTCAAAACTGCGAAGCAAAGTAACAGGCGCGCGGCTTGATGTGTCAAAGGTAAAAAAACGCGGCGGTGAGTACATCGAGGCCGATTTACAACGCGCCGTTGATACCGACGACCAGAATCACGCCGTGGTGCGCGAGGTGATCGCCAGAGCAGAAGATCGCAAGGCATGGCTGTTTTTCTGCACTGGCGTGGCCCATGCTCATCACGTGGCCGAGGTCTTGCAAGAGTACGGCATTGCTGCCGCTTGTGTGACTGGCGACACGCCCAAGGCTGAAAGGGCCGCAATTCTTTCGGACTTTAAAGCTGGCAAACTCCGAGCGCTGACCAATGCCAATGTTTTGACGACCGGCTTTGACTATCCAGACATTGATCTGATTGCCATGCTTCGCCCCACCATGTCCCCGAGTCTCTACGTGCAAATGGCGGGGCGTGGCATGAGGCCAAAGAGCCATACCGATCACTGCCTAGTGCTCGACTTCGCTGGCGTGGTTGAGACTCATGGCCCAATTACGGCAGTGCAGCCACCAAAGAAAGCGGGATCTGGCGAAGGCGAGGCACCAGTCAAGGTATGCGATACATGCAACGAGCTTTGCCCGATCTCCGCTCGTCAGTGCCCGGCGTGCGGCGCTGAGTTCCCAGCACCAGAGCCTAAGCGGTTTGAATTGCACACCGATGACATTATGGGCATCGAGGCTCAGGAGATGGATGTCACAGAGTGGAGTTGGCGTAAGCATATAAGCAAGGCATCGGGCAAGGAAATGCTCGCCGTGACGTACTACGGCGCTTTGAGCGATAAACCAATCACCGAGTATCTGCCGATCAATCACACTGGATATGCTGGCCAGAAGGCGCTAGAATCATTATGGGTGGCAAA